CATGCAGGAAGTAAATAAGATGCAAACTCAGACTTAGTATGTCTAGGTGCCATATTAATTATAACACGTTTTGTTTTGCCTTCAGCTATTTGATTAAATTTTTCTGCAACTTCTTTATGGTGTTTACCTTCTACAAAATCTGGCCATACGTGTTTTACAAATGACATGAAGTCGTTTCTGATCTTAGACTCCTTTTTCTTTTCATCATACTTAGCCATGTATAAGGCTAGTTCTCTTCTTACATCAGGTGGTAACTTTTCAAAATTTTTTAATTTCTCTATATCCATAAGTGCATTCGAAAAAATTTTCCGCAAAATTTTTTCAGTTATGTTTTTAGAAATCCAAAAAGTAATTTGAGCCTATAAGTATTCAAATCTTTGTATATACGTATGTATATAGGATCCCTTTTGTGTCTACGTGTAACAGATTATATAAAAAAATTCAAATTCTAAGAACGGTTTGGTACCTCTATCGAGCGAGCGAAGCGAGCGAGATGTGCGCGGCCGCAGGCCGCGACATTTTGTCGCGCGTTAAAGTGACGCAGGCGATTTTGTCGCCTGCGTCATGGTTTATTAACTACTAGGAGGAGTAGTTCTATAGACAATCCATGCAATATCTTTTATCAAATGTGGATCGCCAATCTGGTCTTATGTATTTTCCACAACATCTGCAGTCGATAAAATAATCGCTTGGTTTTGAGTTATCTTTTTTCTTTCTTTTTGTCATAATCTAATATTAGCACAATGGCGCCGAAGGCGCCATTGTACATAGTGTCGCAGTTAGTCTAGTAATACCATATATGCTTCAGCATTATTTTTTCTGAACCAATCTAAATTTTTTCTGACTATGTCCCAAAGTTTAGAATGTCCATCAATCCCAACTTTTTTATCTTCCAAAGTCGCTAGATATTCATAATAAAAAATAGAGTCATGTTTATCAGCCTCTTCTCTAGTAAGCATAATAGACTCACCAGAAAATCTATTTTGTCGTTCATGTGTTTTTTCTACTGTCATATTTCTCCTTTGTTAATAATCGCATTATAGCACAATGGCAATTAACTCGCCATTGTCATTATTGTCGCAGGTTCTAAATATTTCTTTAGATATTTCATACATTGATTTTTATTTAATAAATGTCCATCTAAAGTTGGTTTCATTAATGGGCATAAATCATCATGCCCGAACCCTGTAACCGCGTGCACTACTTCATGATATACAATATTTCTTAGCGCATCTTCACTCATGTCAACCGCTCTTTTTGTGATCCAAATTTGTTTTTTATTTAATTTGGCTACACCTAAAGTATTATGATTTCGAGCTTCTCCGATTCTAACTTCTATTCTCGGAAAATTTTTTACTTCTCTTTTAATTTCATAAAGTAAAGTTACAACTTTATGTCTTAACTTGTATGTTTCATTATTCATAATGAAGTTTTTTATTTGTTTAACTTTCATATTTCCTCCTGTTTGTTTCATGGCCCATTGTAGCACAATGGCGGG